TTTATCATCTTTTTGTTTACACCCTTTGCATATAATCAGAGTCTTTGGAACTTTCTTTATAACTGTCTTGACCTGTATCCCTGCTTTTTTTTCTTTTAACTTTAAATCTTCTAATTCTGCGAACCTATCACCGCACACCACTTGTAACCGAGACCTTTTATCGGGATCGCTTTCTTTTTCAATGTCCTCTTTGATCTTATCTACATCGAGTTGTTTTTTATTAATGCTAACGCCAATTAACGCCCGATTGTTTACTCCTTTAACTCTCAAATCTTTAAGATTACAAGAAACCTCTTTCGTGCCATCTGCTTTTGTTAAAGTAAATTCATCTATCTCAATATCGCCGAATGTCTTTGGATCTTTCGGATTAGTTACATAATGGGAATTATGAACATTTGCTGAACCCAATTCCTTATTACATCTTCCACATTTCATTTTTAAACCCTCCTGTTAGGTCTTTTGTATATAAGCTAACGCGTAATATTTATCTCTGTTTGTATGAGCTGTTCCGCCACCAGTATAAGTAGTACGTTGAGCGCCATCGCTAAAATACGCACTAAAATCTGCATCAGTCGCCGTTGTCTGGCCCATTACCGTAGTATAAGGATTACTAGGATAGGCTTGATTAGAACCTGTGCCACCATGTGTTCTTGCTTCAAAACCAAGGTGACGATGTGACGGCATTTCTGCTACAGATAAACAGTGGGTGCTTGCGCCGCCAGTATCGCCTACATCGTTTGTTCCTAGAGCATCCGCATCGGCGTGTATAACAAATCTATCAGTTAAATCTGGAGTTGAGTTATTTCCGTCACATATAACAAACCCAGCTGGGATAGCGCTTACTGCCCCTGACCAAAGCACAATAGCTCCAGCAGGAAAAGCAGGATTAACATCAAAGAACCCCTTTGTACCGCCGGCATTCGTGCCATAATATTTGCTGTTTCCAGGTGAAGCTGAACCACTCTCCAACTTCTCCATCTCCACGCCACCGTCTTTAAGTTGAAGTAAATCACCCGCTGAAACCTGAAATACAGCAGTGTCTATTAAGCTATCTAAATATTGAGGCGTAGTATCAGAAGCATCAGCTTTTAATTTCTGTGGAGAATTTGCATCAGGCAAAACGCCAGCCCCAGATGGGACGCTTGTCAATAATGTTATTGCTGCTCCACTCACCTTGGCCGCTGTCGTTATCTGAGCTAATTTAGTGTCTACAATAGCGGCAGAAGCAGAGACTTTAGCATTGGTGATTAATAGTGCCGCGTCTGTAAGCAATTCAAGGGCTGCCCAATTGGCCCTAATAAGTGCGGGCGTGTTTACAAGAAGTTCGTCATTTGCAACTGCTGTTTTATCCCATCCCATGATTTCCTCCGTTTCTACTATCCATTAAATTTCTTTCCTTTTTTCAATTTGTTATATTCAGCATATACTTTTTTAAGATCATATAAATCAGAACCATATTCGCGCAGAGTATCACACCAGCATACAGAATGCATAATTATACCCTGCGAATAATTAAACGCTTGCTCCGGGCAAACAAAAACTTGTGGACTTCTAGAATTAGTTATTACCATTCCCGTTACAACAACATAAGCTGGTTCTTTAATAGGCTCTTTACATCTTTGGCATATAAGTTCCTTGTCTTTTTTTAGCAACCTATCAAACCATCCTAATAATGTTTTCTTAATCTCCATCTCACTCCTCCTTGATTTTTTCGATATCCTTCGTTTTGGCTTTGACCTTACTTAAGATATCGTTCATTTGCGGGATACTAAATCCCATATTTTTAATGCCTATTGATTTATATCCCTTGATCATTACTCCATTCTCTTTAACTCTATAAAGAAATATACCGTTCCTGAATACATTCTTTTCAAATTCTATAATTATTTTATGGGGTACTAATTCTTTTTTCATATTCTTTGCTCCTATATTTTTTATGACAATCTTTGCATAAAGTTCGCCCATTATCTATCTTCCAGAATGGTTCATATTTTGTTGCCAATCTTAGTAAAGTTTCTTTGTCTTCGATAGGACTAAATTGGTCATATTCTTGTAAAAATCTATGAAATATAATAGTAAATTCTTCTATGTGGTGTGCTTCTAAATTGCCTCCTGAATCATCTCTGCAATCTTGACAAGTATAGTTGTCTCTTTGAAAAACTTCTGTTCTCCATTTTGCAGACAGTTGACCATTTCTTAGCATTATATATAAAGGAGTGATTCCGCCTCTCCAGTTTATGTTCTTTTCTCCCATTCTTTTCACATTAAACATCCCATTAAGTGCGCCCGTAGTTTGCGGTCTTGGTTTGTTTAATTGTGCTTTACTCATTTTCTTTTTTTCTTTATCTGTATGTTTTCTGCCATACCAACTTGCTTTTTCTCCCCTATACTCTGCAAGTTTTTTTCTATGCTCTATACTTTTGGGTTTTCCTTGATGTGCAATCCGCATTTTATTTTTTGTGTCTTCTGTGTGTTTCCTACCGATTGAAGTAATCCGCAACTTTTCTATATGTTCCTTAGAAAATGGCGGTCTTTTTAAACCCGTCAATGCTTCACTTATTTTCGTCTTATGTTCTTCGGTAAATTTATTTCCTTTTTTAAATCCCATATTTATATCCCGTGTATATGAACCCTAAAGGTTCCTGTTTTTAAAACACCACTTTCATCATATAATTTTATATTTACTCCTGTTGTATCTAATCCTGTTGTTTTTCCATAAACTCCATCCCCTGTTAATATCACAATATTCATAGCAGGTGATTCGTGATAGGTTTTTTCAAAAACTATATCATCTCCGTCTGCCGCGACCGTCACTTCACCATCTTGAATTTCATCGATATCCGGCAAATCGGAATAATAATCAAAAGTAGAACACAATAAACTATCGCCTACATTCTCTCTAGTTAAAGTCATTCTAATTTGGAAATACCTACACTTATAATCGCCAACCTGATATGCAGCATAATCTGACCATGCAATATTATCTTCCGATGTTTTTATCTCAAATGTTGCTGCTCCTGGAGTTTCAGCACCTGTAAATCTTTCAGTAAGGCTTGAGTTAAATTTTGTCGTGCTATCATCATTAAACGCTCTTCCTTGCGTGATAGCTGTTATTACTTCTATCGCTACTAAAAATGTGGCTATATATCCCACATCCCTAACTGGCGTTTCATAAGTGCCAGATAGATCTCCAGCTGATATTATTAAGTTATCACCTGATGTATCTGTGTTAGTTTTACTACCTGTCCATGCTGTCTGTTCTGAATACTCTGTTACTATGTTCCTAAAAGGTATATTATCTACTGTTATTGTGGACTCTGTGGCAGTTTCAGAGTAATTTCCTGATGTATCTATGGCCTTTATCCAATAACTCTGCCCTGAACCTGTTCTGAAATCCATTGTAACGTGCTTATTTCCTTGCTTAAAAGCCATTATTTGACCACTGCCCCATGAAGTGCCCCATCTTATCTCGTAACCCCACACGTCCACGTCATCAATCTCTGTCCAGCCCATAACCAATCTGTCTCTACTCTGGTTGGCTAAAAACGAAGACACGTCAGATGGGGGAGCGGCTTTTCCTAATAATTCTATTGAAGAACTTGGGGAATCAGATAAAGAACCATCTTCTCCTGTATCTGCTACAGTTACAACTTTTACGTAATAAGTAACGCCACCTATTACGTCACCGATTATAGAAAACTCGCTACCAAATGTTTCTCCCCTATATCCCCAATCTGTATCATTTTCGGATAAATATATTTTTGCTTTCTGGTATCTTTTTACATATCCGGAATAAAGCTCAGGCTTATCAAACCAAACATCGATAGCGTTATCTATTGTTCCATCCGCGCGTTTAACTAACCTTTCCGTCAATGTTAAATTTCTAACATTCGGCACAGTAAGAGTCAAAGAAGAATAGTTATTATCAGGTATAGATATCTCACTATCATCATAAACATCGTCATCTAATTCTATTGCTGATATAGATGCTTCATTACTGCTATCTTTATTAATTGAGATTATTCTAAAATTCTTTTTTACTTTATCGGTTTCGCCAAAACTGTATTTATCGTAAGCACCAGGGATTTGACTAAATACGCTTGACACTGTAATTCCTGTTTCTGTGCCAGGAGTATTAGTTACTACTCTTTCTTCTATAGTGTCATCTGCAAATTGAACCATTATTGCATATGATTTTCCATCTGCTATTACTAATCCTTGATCCACCATTACTTTGGAAACACTAGAACCGGATTGAACCCTGCCCGAATATCCCCATTGAGGTACATCATGAGCAAATGCTATAACATCACTTGCCTGACAAGCTATAGAATCTATCCCTGCTCTAAAACCAATAGATCTATTTATATACTTGGCTACTTTTGCGGCATATCTTCCTTCTTTAATTGCTCTAGATAAACTCGTAAGGAATACCCTAACCTGTTCTTTGCGCATAGGGTCGCCCGCAGCTAATGCTACCTCATCCGAATAGGCTATTGTGTCCTGCTTATAGTCTTTATCTTTATCTAAAAATTGTACTTCTACTACATTTGGGATATCCCTGATAGATTTCCAACTTTGACTAAAACTATTCTCTATAATATTGCCCATAGTAAATAATTGAACGGGATCATCAGGCTTATCTATTTTAAAATTGATAATACCTTGTGAGTAAAAAGGAAGCCCTCTAAATACAGCGCATAACTGCGTTATTACATCAGGGGCCTTCGCGGGGCTGTCTATCATAACATCCATTCTGAATCTTTTTTCATATCCGCCAAGACCATCAGGATTTAATCCATCGCAGTATTTAGACATTTCAAGCATTAAGCTAACACTAAGATGCGTTGAATCTACAAACTCGCCTAATCCATAACGTGAGTTTAAAAGCAAATCCCGTACACACCAAACTGGATTTGCGGAATATTTGTCATGATAAGTAACTTCATCCCAATCTAATTCTGTATCATCGCTTTCCATTTTAAATTTGCTATTAGTGTCATCCCAATAATACTCGTCATACTCTATTTCACCCAAAAGTTGAACATCATCAAAATAAACAGATCCATTTGTGTGATAAGCGTATAATCGTATTTTTACTGTTGTGCTTTCTGCTCTGAATCTCATTGAGAGTTGCGTCCACGTTGTACTTGCTAGTGTTTGAGCGGATTCTTCCGTAGCACCGTTTAAAACTCCGAGTTTTGCAAAACAAGCAGAACCATCATTCCTTACCCAAGCAGACGCTTCATACCAATTGCCAACTACCATGTTCCCCCATGTGACCTCATCCCCATTGGTCTGCGTAACACCGCCATCTGTTCCTGCGCGCGTTATCTTTAACGAGTAATCACCTGTGCGCTTAATAGTGGATTCTTTTGCAAGAGTTATTCCTGCCCCTACACTTGTATAATCATCGGGGGCAGATCCTGTCCAGTCAGCAAAAATTGGATTCCCAATCACATTAGGATATAAAATTTTAGGAACACTTACCATCTTCCCTTTAGCGATACAAGTAAAATTAGGCATAGCGCCGCTTAACTGTTCAGTTGCTAACGCCTCTATCCCCAATAAGGCAGTATTTGGATAAAGAAAATCATCTGTCTTTATTTCGTCTAATTGAGTCCATTGTAAATCACCTTGTTTTAGAGGATCTAACTGGCTATCGTCTGATGTTCTAGTAACTCTTATGTCGTACTGTCCAGCCGTAAGGTCATCTTTCCTATATACCCTTCTTATCGTAGAGCGCGTCTTATCAGTAATGGTAGTTGAACCTAAATCTGTATAGCCAGGATCTGCGTGTAATTTATATTCTACTTTATACGTTACGCCCCATGATTGGACTGTCCCAGTAGTAGCATCTTGTTTATATAAGCCACCAGGCAATTGCAGGTGTATTTCAAAAGCTTCGACATCACTATCTATTGTTGTGTAAACATGCGCGTTATCTTTTGTAAGCGTAACATTAACATCATACATATTATGTGCATCTTCAAAATTTGTTATTAGAGATGGACTGTTTATTCCATATCGCTTATCTGTGGTTATCCCGTCAAAGTTTTCTGCTGGATTATCGTTTACCTTAATCGTGTCTATGCTATGGATTTCGCCTTCACATAGCCCTAAAAGAACATTAAGATAATTTTTATTCCCATCGGTTCTTATATAAGCATTTAAAACATTCCCGCCTATCTTGTGCTGCCCATATAAAACAGGGACAGGGATGCCAATCTCCTGGACTGTCCTTATTCCATCCCAACCATAGGTAGGAGAGCTTTCATCTATCCCCTTACCAACAGTATTAAACGATGGTTTTCTTCTGCCCATAATAGCAGAATAAATAGAATACCCTACAGAAGCAAGCGCTAATATAACATCTAAAATAGTCAAAGCAGTCATTGTGGCTGCTGATAACGTTGCTCCTGAAGCAATCATCGCACTTCCTATTGCAACAAACTTTACTTCAGGAGTAATTATAATCTCATCGCCGTTATCAAGTACACAGTTTAAGTTTGTTATTTTTTTGCCGGAAACTATTACTTTGAGGTCTTTTGTGGAAAAACCTACTTCTTTTATATAATCCTTGACAAATTTTTGCCGAGAATAAGGGAGTGTTTTTTCCTCTCGCCTTTCTTTCTTGAGTATATTAGGAATTAATTTAACAGTAATCATTCTTTGTACCTATATATTCCATCAAGCCTCTGTTCCCATCTGGCTGTTAATCTACTTATTATTGTTCCTACTTTGCTATGCGTATGAATAAATTTTCCATCACTTAAATAGGCTCCTGCGTGAGAAACTACTCCTAAGTGATTCTTGAAC